TATCTGACGACGTGGCCCGCCAGTCCGAAGTATTTGGTGACTCGATTGACGAGGTGGGGAAGGCTTTGAAGGGGATCCGGTTTGCTATCGGGTCCGCCGTCATGCCAATGATTACAAAAATCGCACAAGGTATGCGGGACTGGTTCATTCGGAATCGAGAGTTGATCAGCCAGAACCTAAAGGCCGTCCTGATGGGGCTGGCCAGCGCCTTCGGGCTGGTGTGGGACGCCATCGCGGTGGTGGGGAAGGGCCTGGCCAAGCTGGTCCAGTGGATAGGCGGGGCCAAGCGGGTGATCGCCATTTTCAAGGTGGTCCTTCTATCACTGGTGGCGGCCAAAGTATTCGGCGGACTGGTGGCCCTGGTCAAGCTGATCCGTACTATCGGTTTCGCCTTCCACTGGGCGGCCATCAAGGCGGCACTAATGCAAGCCGCTGTTTTCGCTATCCCGCTGGCCATTGGGGCGCTTATCGCGGCGGTTGTCCTGATCGGTCAAGACCTTTATTCGTTCTTCACTGGCGGTGAGTCCATGCTGGGGAGAATTATCAAGAAAATAAAAGAGGGGAAAGGGTGGATCGGGGCCGTGGTCCGTTTCATTGTTGGAGCCGCCCAGTTGATTTGGAAGGTGGCAAGCTGGCCCTTCAGGATGCTTATCAAATTCATCAAGTCTGCCTTCGATGCGGTCGGTGGCTTCCTGGGCGGTATCGCCACGAAGATCAACGGAATTATTGGGCCGATCAGGGACACGATAAGGGAAGCCGCCGAAGCTCTAGGGCTGTCCAGCACAGACAGCGAACAGCTAAGGGCACGGGGAGACAAGGCGCTGGGGTCGTTTGACCAGGGAACCCAGTCCAGGCTTCGGGAACGGGCGGCCAACATTGCCGAACGGTCGGGCGGGAATGTCGATATTGACCAGCTGGCTGGGAAACTTGCAGAACGTAGGCTGTCGGCTGTCCGGGAAGGGAAAATTTCTGGTCAGGCGGCTGGGCTGACCGCCAACGTGGGTTCAGTCTCGGTGAACGTCCAGGGAACCACCGACATGGGGCCGGACCAGCTGACCGAAGCCGTCAAGCGGGGGACGTCCCAGGGGCTGGCCGACGGCCTGGAAAAATTACAGGATAGCCAGGAAGGGGGCTTGGCGTGAGCATCGAACCAACGGCCCAAACTGAAATGGCGTCCATTGTCAGACCCCCAGCGACCCGTGGCGCTTCCATCCAGGACGCTGACGGGTGGGGAATCATTACCTTTGACGCCACGGTGACCGAAACCCACCAGAAATCAGCCGAAGTGACCACCCACCCGGTGGAAGATGGGGTGGAAGTGGCTGACCACGTCCGGTTATTGCCCGTAGGGCTAACGATAACGGTGGAACAGTCCAACACACCCTTGGTTGCGGACGCCTACCAGGACAGGGACCTGGACGCCTGGGAATGGTTGCGGGTGATCATGGACAATAAAGAGCTGGTCAAGGTTGTGACCATTCAGCGGGTCTATGAAAACATGATTTTGACGGATATTTCCCAGACCATCGGGGCGGGTGACTCACAGAAGATCAAGCCTACCCTACGCTTCCAGGAAATTCGGGTGGTTTCATCCCTGTCTGTCGAAATTCCACCCATCCGACGGAAGCCAGTGGTCCGAAATACCGGGGAAACGACTAAGGAAGTGGGCCAGCGGCAGGGTGAAGGCCAGGGCGGGCCGGATGGCGAGGACGAAGTGAACCCCGGCCAGCAAGAAAAGGGTGAATCCCTACTCGTTCAAATTTTTGGATAGGTGAATCATGATAGCACTCCCCCATTTTGACGACGTCACCAGTGATTGGCTGGTGGAACTGACCCTGGAAGGGGTCCCCTGTCAATTCCGGGTCTGGTATAACGACCGGCTGGAAGCCTGGATGGCGGATCTATACGACGGGGACGGGGTGGCCATCGTTCGGGGGTCATTGTTGTCACCGGACTGGCTGTTATTCGCCCGTCAGAAGTCGACCAGCGCCCCACCTGGTGCCTTTGGCGTCCTTCGGGACGATGACACCCCAGACGTGATCACCAGGGACAACCTGGCCGGGTCCTTCACGCTGGTCTATTTCCTCGAATCCGAAGTGGACGCGGCCAAAGCCGCCGATTCGGCCTTTGACATCACTGTCCATGTGGTCCCATGACGGGGAACCCATTCTGGATCAGGAAAACAGCGGTTGAAATCGGGCCGTCAGGCGGCACTGGCCGTCGGTGGGACTCCGTCCGGGTCAATTTCTCCGTGGTCAAGACAGACAATCCCCAGGCGGACACGGCAACCATTCAGCTGTGGAACCTGTCACCAGACAGCCGAAACTTTGCCAAAACCGGCCAGGTGGTCCGTCTGTTTGCTGGCTATGAGTCGGCCCCATTGGGTCAGATATTCAGCGGGGAAGCCAAGAAGGTGGCGAACGTCAAGGACGGCCTTGATTTCGTGACATCGATAGAGGGGGCGGACGGTGGGCGGATCATTCGGGTCAGTCGCCTGTCCGCTACGTATCGCGGCCCCATCGGTTTGCGGTCCCTGTTTGCCAGAGTGGCCGCGTCAATGGGATTATCTAACGTGGTCCTTCCAGATTCCCTTCCTGACATCCAATATCAAGGCGGGTACACCGCATTCGGCCCAAGCCGCAAGGTATTGGACGACCTGGTAAAAACCGCCAAAGCCAAGTGGATGATCCAGGACGGGGACCTGGTCATTAGCATGGACAAGAAGGCCACGGCCCACCTGGGCGTGATTCTTTCCCAGGACACTGGCATGATCGGGACGCCCGAACGCCTGGACGGCGGACGGATCAAGGTGGTCAGTTTGCTTAATGGATTGATCAAGCCCCGCCGTCCCCTGAAGGTCGCCAGCCGTTGGATTAACGGGTGGTTTATCCCAAAATTGGTGACCCACGCTGGGGACAGTGGGTGGTCAACGGAATATTACACAACCGTGGAAGCAATCGAGGCCAGCATATGAGCAATAATCCCACGGACGAAGCCCCCAGGAACCTGGACCGACCGGTGGCCACATTGGAAACCGTTGTAACGGACGCGATTCTGGGCGAACTGGCTGGCGTCCCCACGGGATGTCCGGGAAAGATCGTGTCTTATGTCCATGGGAAGCAACGGGCGGAAGTCCAGCCCATTATCCGTGGCCGATTCAAGGGCGACACCGAAGGGACGCGGCTTCCAACCATAGCGGACGTCCCTGTCATGTTCCCCCAGGGTGGCGGCTTCACCATAATCTGGGATCTGGCCGTGGGTGACGATGTCTGGTTGACTTTTGGCGATCGATCCCTTGACGAATGGCTGGCCGCTGGCGGTGACGACGTTGACCCGGCCATTTTGCGCCGTCATGACTTGGCGGACGCGGTGGCGCTGGCTGGGATCAGTCCATTTTCATCGCCCAACCCCCACGCGGCGGCAGGTGAACTGGTCCTGACCGACGGGACACGGAAAATCAGGGTCACCGGGTCAGCCGTCATACTGACAGACGGCGCTGGGGCTACCATCCAGGCCCAAAATGGCAAAGCCACTATGACCGCAACCAAGGCTGACGTGGTTGCTGGCGGGAATTCACTGATCCAACAACTGATAGACACGATTACGGCCCTAGAAGCTGGCGCGCCACTGACGGTTCCTGGTGTAGCGCCGGGGACTGGGATCCTTTCCCCAGCTGTCGTCATAGCCCTGGACGCCATCAAGACTATTTTGATCGCAATGAAGGCATAGGGGTGGGGGTTCCACGGGGCTAACGGTTGGGACTGGCTAAATTGACCCCTTCCCGTCTGGCTTGTTATCCTGGAAGCGTGGCGAACCGGCCACAAGGAGGACCCCATGACGACCTTCCCCGTAGAATGGCGACCTTCCCCCAACTACAGGCGGGCCAGGCGGCCCAATATCCGCCGTCCGATCAAGGGCGTGGTCCTTCATTATACCGCCACCGAAGACTGGGACCTGGCCCTGGCCCTATTAACCGGCCAGGCCGGGGGTCGCAAGGTCTCTGCCCACTATTTGGTGGGCCGTGATCCTGGTGAAATTGCCCAGTTGGTCCACCTGAAGGACGTGGCATGGCACGCTAAAGGGGCGAACGCCCTGTCTGTGGGGATCGAGATGGTCAATGTGGGCGGCGGGAAGGAAGTGCGGGGCCGAACTTGCCAGCGATACGGGCGGCGCTGGGTCCCAATATCGATGCAAGGGACACCCCACAAGGAACAGTGGGGACCCTATGACCTGTGGGAACCGTTCACCAGGTGGCAATATGACGCGGTGGCCCAGATCATGGCGGCCATTCGAGTCCGCGAGGGGTCCCCCATAGCCGCTTGGCGTCATTCTGAACTGGATCCTGAACGCAAGTTGGACCCAGGACCGGCCTTTGACATGAAGCTGGCCCGTGATCGGTTCAATTATTGGCGGGTGATCATGGAAGGGCGACGCCCTGAAGACCTTGATCCTTTGACGTCCATCGAATTCTACAAATAGGACAGACACCCATGGCCTTTAAAGACATCGCGCTGGATCTTGACACGGGGGACATCCGTTGGGAAGGCGGTGACCTGGTCTTGATCGAAGGGGAAGACCTGTCCAACCAAGAAGTTTTCCTTGCACTGAACACTCACCAGGGCGAATGGTTTATGGACACTGAAGATGGGGTCCCATACCGTCAGATCCTGACCAAGGGGATGACATACGCCCAAATGGTGGCGTTTTTCCGGGCCTACATTCCCAAGGCCGACGGTGTCCGCTGGGTCCAGACCGTGGCCATCGAAGTGGATGCCCAGGACCGACTAGGAACCGTTGACTTGGTCTATGTTTTCGACTCAGGACGAACCGGTCAAGTGACCACGTAGGAGAACGAGCTATGCCTTACGGATTAGACGCCACCGGGCTGACCATCAAGAAGCAAGTGGACATTCTGGCCGATATTCTGGCCAGCCTGAAGGCCCCGTCCCCTGGGGTGGGTGTCGATGTGAACACGGCGGCCAGGTCCTTGCTGTATCAAGTCGCGTCCATTTTCGCCACCACGGAATCGGATTTATGGTCATTGCTTCAGGCGGCTTATAACAGCTTCAGCCCAGACAACGCAATCGGGGACCAGCTGGAAAATATTTGCGCTCTGGTGGGCATAACGAAGCTGGCCGCCACGTCCACGGCTGGCGTGGTCCAGGCCACCGGAACCCCCGGTACGGTCATTCCGAACTATTTGGACTTAACCCCCGGCCTGGTCAGGCGGTCCACCGATAACGTTCTCCTGAATATCTTGGCGGAACCGACTGGCGGGACGTGGGTGATAGGGGCGCTGGGTACTGTGGACGTCAACGTGGAGGCGGTGACAGCTGGGGCCGTAGTGATCGATGCAAGCCAGGTGGACCAGATCGTCAACCCCGTGGCCGGGTGGACAGGGGTGGACAATTCGGTGGCCCTGACGACAGGGACCGATACAGAGACAGACAGCGCCTTGCGGTTGAGGCGGGAGCGGTCCCTTCGGATCGTGGGCGCTGGGACTGACCAGGCTATCCGGGCCGCCATCGAACAACTTGATTATATCTTGGCGGCTGGTGTCGTCAGCAACCGGGACATGGTCGTGGATCCGGTTACCGGGCAGGCGGCCAAATCGTTTTGGGTTACGATCTGGCCCAACGGCCTGACCACGGCCCAGAAGGAAGAAATCGGCCAAACGATTTGGGAAAAAATGCCGTCTGGGATCGAGCCGTGGGGAAGTGGCACTGGGACGGAGGTGGAAGTGACGGTAACCGATGACCAGGGGTACGCCCAGGTCGTCAAATTTGACTATGCCACGGAAGTGGCCTGTCTGGTGAAAATCACCAGGACGGTTAACAGCGAGTATCCAGCCGACGGTGACGATCAGCTGACGGACGCCGTGGAAGCATATTTCGCCACGCTGTCAGTGGGGTCTGATGTCCTGGTGGGTGGCTTGCTTGGCTTGGTCGGTGACATCGAAGGAGTGGCTAACCTACAGCTTCAGTTGACCACGTCTGGACCAATAGGGGCCTGGCCCGCTGACGGGGTCAGCCTGATCATGGCCGCGAACGAAGTGGCCACAGTGGCCACGGTTGACATCACAATTGCATAGGCGGACCCATGGCAACCCTAGCTCACATAACAGACCATCAAGTACGCGCACTGGACTTGGTCCTGTCATTCTTCAGGGACAAGCCCGATGTACTGGCCATCCTGGACGCCCTGACCGCTGAACAGCAAGCCACTGAAGACGGCATATGGTCAGTGGTGGAAGGGATCCAGCTGGACAACGCCGTGGGGGTCCAGTTAGACCTATACGGGGAAATTCTAGTTGAACCCAGGGACGGCTTGACCGATGACGATTACAGGGGACTGTTACGCGCCAAGATCCAGACGAACCTGTCACAAGGCGAACCGTGGCGGTTGACGGCCATCCTGGCCGCCTTGCTTGCGGACGCCCTGACCATCCGATATGCCCCAGCCTATCCGGCTGGCTACTATTTCACCGTGATCAGCTCAGCCCCGATGTCAGCGGCCCTCCTCGCCAAAGTAGTGGAATGGATGCTTGACCTACAGCCTTCAGGGGTCGGGATGTACAGTCTGATCGAAGGTGTCTACACACCAGGAAACCCGGTTTATGTCCTTGGGGCGGCTGGTGATCCGTCCACCCCTGGCTTGTCCCCATACGGGGCCGGGCTGGGCGTGGGCGGCTTTGCCCGTGACGTTGTCCCCGTCGGGACCCCATAAAATTTAGGAGATAGCGAATCATGGCGAACGCGAAACCCACTGTCCAGCTTCCAGAATGGGGCTACGACCCAGCGAACAAGACCCAGAAAAACGCGGCACTGGTCACCCCCGGTGACTTCGATTTCCCAGCGGCTGGACAGGCCCAAGCCGGGTGGTCCTTCGGGGACGCCCCACCGTTCAACTGGCAAAACGCCAACGATTTTTCTACGGGCGCTCATCTTCGGTGGCTATCTGAAAACATCGCGGCCAGCTTCCTTCTGGGCCACTGGGACTTTGACGAAGCGGGCCTGGGCGGCGCTCCGGCCAGCCTGGGCGGCTACCACCTGGAACCCCATCGAATCATGATCAACGCCCAAGGGGCGGCGGCCTTTCCCACCAAGAAGGTAGTGTCCACGGTAAACAGCAACATCGCCAGGGGAGTCCCGTGGTTCACCACTGCGCGGGATGAAACCCCAGGGACGGGGACCCACTGGCTATGCCTAAATGCTATCTGGGATGAAATAGCGGGGAATTGGGCCAAGACGGTCCTGGGCCAGAAGGCCACCGCCATACGAATGACCATGGATGGGATCAAGTTCTTCATTGTGGCGGCTGGGCTGAACACCTGGGCGGACGCGGACTGGAAACAGGTTGCGGTTATCAATGACCTGCCCAGCCCTGGGGCCAGCGACAACGGGTCCTTGGAAGTGGATGGGGTGATTGTCCAGTTGGCCAGCCAGGCCAAAGCTGGGTCGGGTGACTTGGTGGGACCCCAAGCCCATGCGGCGGCTGACAATACCGGCTATTGGTTCCCCCCCAACTTTAACGACGGGGTGGCCCCCACGGGGACGCCCGACCAACACGCCACGGTTATAGCCCCGGCCCTGGTGACAGAACGGACGCTGAAGCGGCTTTACAGCCTGTTCGGTGGTGGGTCATGGGGTCATATCCCGCTGGCCCCCGTTATGGCTCGATACGACAAAGGCCCAGGTGTTTTCGCGGTCATGGATGGGAACCCGGCCCCACGCCAGTCGTTCGTGGACTTTTCCGATTTTGCTACTTATGAACAGGAAGCCATAGGACGACAGCGTGGCAGCCGTTGGGCCGTGGCGTCCGTTGTAGCAGGCGGACCAGGGCTGGGGTCTTTTTCCATTATCGCTGGATCCGACGTCACCGCGCTGTTCCCCGTTGGAAGCATGTTCAAGATAGACTCCTGTCTTGTAAATAACGGCGAATTCACCGTGGCGTCCGTCAGCTACAGCGCCCCCAATACCATCATTGTCCCGAATGAAGCCGTCAACCCAGCGGGCGCTGGTTTCCTGTCGAACTGGTCCTGGGTGTCGGACAGGGACGGACGGTTCAGGCTGTCCTTTGTTGTCCCCGTGGCGGCCCCCGCAGTCCTAGATGAGGGACGGGCTTTTTTTCAGTTGTTCATTAACGGGGTCCCGTCCTGGATAATCGCGGGTCAAGAGGTGATCAGTGGGGAAAGTGCCATTCTCAATTTCACCACCGAAGTCCTTTTGACAGACGGGGACGTGATCCAGCTGGCCTGGGATTCTGGGTCAACGGGAAACCAGCGCCTGGGGGACACCGTGGCGGAAACGTCTTTTTCGATTTCAGAAATTTAGCCAGGGGGGCTTGTCCATGGATGTCGTAGGAGTGGTAACCATAATCGGAACAGGGACCGGCCTGGTGGGAGCTGTAGTGACAGCCGCAGTCAAAATCACCCGCCATATAGGATCAATGACCACCCAGAATGTGGCCCATTCCGGGGCTATAAGTAAGCAACTCACAGAATTGCAGTTGGAAATCCAGCGAAATTTCAGAACCGTAGAAGACTGTCAGGAACGCCACACCGAAGTGGCCGACATTCGAAAGAAACTTGATAGAGTCAAGACCCTGGTGGGTGAAATTCGCTTGAACCAAGTGAAGCAAGCCAGGGGTTAGTCAAGGCCGAAGCCATCCAGACCGAAAATGGGGCCGTTTATCCGGCCCCATGAAAAATGAGACATAGAATACGCGGGGGTCCGCCCTGTCCAGCCCTATCGGTTCCACACCGATGGGGTTTTTCAGTCCAATTTGGGACCGCTTCCAGCTGGCGACGGGGGACGGATAGATCAATATTTCTTGACGTCCCCTGACCAGGTGGGCCAGACGGTTATCTTCCATAGGATCAGCTGGCAAAATAACCAGGCGGGGGACATCAATGACCCCATCAAGACCGGACGCCACGGAAATCATAGGCACCTTCCACGGTGGAACTACCAGGACGGCCACTTGCGGGTCATACCCAACCAGCTGGACGCCTTCAGGGCCGTCTGGCGGGGCCGCTGGACCAAGGAAGACCCGGTGGACCCGCGGGTGGTATCGATCCAGGTAGGGTCCCAGGGTGTCCCTGTAGCGTTGGACGCATGGATCCCCTTGAAAGTGTAGGAAGGCCAGCTGGTTCATGGGTCCATGATCCCTTGCTGGTGGTTCCACCGTCAAGCTGGACCACCACGACCGATGGCCGAAAATAAAAGTTGACAATAGTCAACCACCTG